GCAGGACGTGTTAAACCAATCATGGGACTCGGATGACTTTGGCCTTTTCACCATGTGCGTGTCATTCTGGTTTGTTGGCCGATCCATTGAGAAGTACCAGAAACAATGAAAGAAGCCATCAAGATCGCCAAAGACTTATTGGTGGTTCCGTTTGAGGGCTGCGCTAAGGTATTGCCAGACGGTATGGTTGCCGCGTATCCCGATCCAGGTTCCAATGGCGATCCTTACACGATAGGGTTCGGGACAACAGGCCCAGACGTAACGCCAACAACCGTTTGGTCGATGGCGGAATGCGAGAAACGCTTAGAGGCTCACCTAATTCACTTTGCCACAGGACTCATCAAACTATCACCGAGGCTTGTTTCCGCCGCGCCACGCCGATTCGCAGCTGTCCTGTCGTGGGCATACAATTGCGGGTTAGGGAACTATCGGATCTCAACGTTTAAGCGACGCATCGACGCAGGCGATTGGGCAGGTGCGCGCGAGGAGTGCGTGAAGTGGAACAAGGCACGCGGACGTGTGATGCGTGGTTTAACGCGTAGGCGTGAAGCTGAAGCACTTATGATGAGATAAACATGCTTGCACCGCTAAAAATACCACCAGGCGTATACCGGAACGGCACCAATTACCAGGCCGCTGGTCGGTATTGGGACGCCAATCTGGTTAGGTGGTACGAGGGAACCATGCGCCCGATTGGTGGATGGCAACGCGCTACCACTGACACGCTATCAGGTTCAGCGCGTGGCATGTTTTCATGGCGTGACAACGATTACGATAAGTGGCTTGCAATTGGCACGCATAGCAAACTTTATGTTTGGAATGGCGGCAACTTTTTCGATATAACGCCATCCAGTTATACCGTAGGGCGATCTTCATCATTTGCGGGTTACGGTTATGGCGCAGGTAGTTACGGCGCGTCAACTTGGGGAACTAAACGATCTGTTGGTGCTGAACTTGATGCTACAACCTGGTCGCTCGATAACTGGGGCGAAAACCTTGTAGCGTGTGCCAACTCAGATGGAAAACTTTACGAGTGGGCGCTTAACACAGGGTCAGATGCCGCCGCCATCACAAACGCGCCAACCGACAACACGGCACTAATCGTCACACCAGAGCGTTATTTGTTTGCTTTGGGCGCTGGCGGGAACCCGCGTTTAGTGCAATGGTCAGATCAAGAGGACAACACGGTATGGACGCCATCAGGAACGAATACCGCGGGATCGTTAGAGTTACAGACTAACGGTCGCATCTTGGCGGCAAAGCGCGTTCGTGGACAGATCTTGATCCTTACCGAAACCGATGCCCATGTCATGAATTATCTTGGGCCGCCATTGGTTTATGGTCAGGAAAAAGTAGGTTCGTTTTGCGGCATGGTAGGCCCGCAAGCGTGTGCCGTCATTGAAGGTGGAGCGGTTTGGATGTCAGCCAAATCGTTTTTCTTGTTTAACGGGCAGATTCAACCTTTGCCATGCTCGGTTGGCGATTATGTGTTTACGGACATTAACCTTGATCAAACCGCCAAAGTGTATGCGGGGCAAAACTCGGCTTTCGGCGAAGTGTGGTGGTTTTACCCTTCAGCGTCATCAGACGAGGTTGATCGGTACGTCATTTGGAATTACCGCGAAAATCATTGGTCAATTGGCGCATTAACGCGCACATGCTGGACGGACGCAGGTGTTTTCCAATACCCATTGGCGGTTGGCACGGATGGCTATCTTTACGAACATGAATCAGGATGGACAGATAACGGATCACCGTTAACGTCCACGCGTTACGCGGAATCAGGCCCGGTTGAACTGTCAACGGGTGATCGCTTTATGGCAGTGCGGCAAATATTGCCGGATGAAAAGTCACAAGGTCAAGTGAAGTTGACGTTTTACACAAAACCAACGCCAGAATCATCAAGCACAACTTATGGCCCATACACCATGCAACCGTACACGAATGCACGGTTCACGGGACGCCAAGTAGCAATGCGCGTGGTTGGTAATGCTGATGCTGATTGGCGTGTTGGCACGATCCGTTTGGACGCTGTACCAGGCAGCGGGCGATGAAGTTACCTGCACCGCTTCCGCAATATTCGTCAACGCTTGAGCGTGAACGCAACCGTGCTTTGGAAAGTGCTGATGCGTTGAACTTAAAGAAGTTGCAGGACGTTGAGTTTGTGGAGGGTATGCGGTTGATCCTTCGCTCGCCAAACGGAACGCGGTATAGCATCACGGTTGATAATTCTGGCGTCATCAGTGCAACGTCGATTTAGAGGCAGACATGGCAACGAAACAAGACATTCAGGCTTTGTACCAGCAAGCACTCAACAGAACGCCGCGTGACGATGAGGTTAATTGGTGGCTTATGTCCGCCAACAACGAAAAGTGGACGCCAGCACAGTTGCGTAGTGCGTTTTTGCGTGACGCGATACCTGAGCTTTACACGTCAGTCTTGGGACGCGCACCGCAACCCAATGAAACCGCATACTGGGATTGGGCGCAAAACGAGTTAGCAAGTCCAGAAAAACTGCGCACCGAGTTTTTACGTTCAGCGCAATCAGAGATTGACATTAACGCAGCGCGTCAAGCGGGCGCTAAACGCACAACGCAAGGCATTACCCAGACAGGTTTGGCGGAAAGGACGTATACGCCATATGCTGGTGATTACACGCGTTACGGTTTCGGGCCTGAAGGTTTACTGTTCACCAACACGGGCAAAGTAACGCCCTACACATTGCCATCCGGTGAGAAGTGGAGAACGTCAGCGGCGGAGCAGCAACCATCAGGTCAAAGTGATCAAGCCGCCGCGCAAGCCGCAAAAGATGCAGCAGCAGCAGCGCAAGCCGCGCAAAACGTTCAGCAGTCAGTTAATCAGGGTGCAATAAACCAACAATTGCAAACTACTGGCGGAACAAGCACATCAACACCTGCTGGCGGCAACACGGGTTTGCTCGAAATGGGCAAGGATAATTTCATTGATGATCGCTCCACTTTACTGCCTGGTGGATCAGTAACGGACAGCCTTTTGAATGTTCCGACGCAACCCGTTATTCAGCAACCTGTTATTCAGCAACCCGTTGTCAATCCTTACGATCAACAAGTGACAGCCTGGTACCAAGGTTTGCTTGGACGTGCACCAACGCAAGCCGATCTGAGTTACTGGGGCGGTGAACTCGCCAAAGGCGTTGATGCTGGCGCGATTCAGGAATCTATTGGCACATCACCCGAAGCGTTGCTAAACCGCACTTATCGCACGTCACTTGGAAGGATGCCAACGCAAGCCGATTACGGTTATTGGCTTGGCGAGTATAACAAAGGCGTCCCGCTGTCAGATATTCGCCAATCAATTAGCGCATCACCCGAAGCGCAGCTATTTTCAAGCTACAACCAGGCCGCGCAGAATATGACTTTGCAGCCATATAACTACTATCTTGGGCAACTTGGTAGTGGAACGCCGCTGCAAGGTCTTTTATCCAGTTTCACGCCACAAGCCGCAAACAATGGATTGCTTTCCCTTCAATGACAAAGTTTGACCTTCAGCACTGGGAGCGATGCAAGCCTTACCTTGAGGCGGCATTGCTTCACGCTGGACAAACGCATACCATTGAAGATATTGCAAAGGCCGTGACAAACAAGCAAATGCAATTTTGGCCCGGTTCGCAATCCGCTGTTATCACTGAGGTTCAAGTCTACCCGCAAAGCAAGGCATGTCACTACTTCCTTGCTGGCGGAAACATCGAAGAACTCGCCGCAATGCGTCCCGTTATCGAGAAGTGGGCGCTATCCATAGGATGTAATCGCGTCACGCTAGCGGGTCGGCGCGGATGGATCAAATCGTTTCTGGCGGACGAAGGTTATCAAGAAAAGTGGACTGTCATGTCCAAGGAGTTATCACCATGAGTAAAGGCGGCGGTGCAAGCGGGACTACTACCACAAGGATCGAACCAGATCCAGAGTACAAGCAAGCAGCACTACAAAACTATGCGTTTGCGCAACAAGTAGCGCAGCAACCTTATCAAGCCTATGGCGGGCCAAGGATTGCGGGATTCACGCAACCGCAACAAGAAGCAATGGCCGCCATCAGAGAATCGCCATTAAGCCTTGGCGAATCCATGGCTAATTTTTACAATCCTTATAACCAGCAGGTTATCCAAAACACGCTTGGCAACATTGAAACGCAACGACTGATGCAACAGCAACAGTCACGCGCTGCCGCGGCAAAAGCTGGCGCGTATGGCGGAACTCGCCAAGCAGTACAGGAAGCACTGCAACAGCAAGCCGCACTGCAAACAGGCGCGCAGGCCGCGGCACAACTTGCGCAGCAAGGGTTTGGGCAGGCCGCCGCGCTCGGTGCGCAGGATATTGGTTTACGCCAACAAGCCGCGGCAGGATTACAAGGTATTGGTGCGCAGCAACAGGCCATGAACCAAGCCAATTTGGATTTGGCGTATCAAGACTTTTTACGCCAACAGAATTACCCGTTGCAGCAGTTGCAGATCCTTCAACAAGGTCTTGGTCAAACCAACCTTGGTACACAACAAACGTCGCCGTACTTTCAAAACACGGGCGCGTCAGTGCTTGGCGGTGCGCTTGCTGGCTCGCAACTTGGCCCATTACTTGGGTTTACAGGGCCATACGGCGCTATTGCCGGTGGCTTGCTTGGATTGTTGAGGTAAATCATGGCAACAAGTTTTAACCTAGCAAACCTTGGCGGATTACTGTTTGGCGGAGGAACCGAAGAGGATCCTTTATCAAAGCTACTTAAAGCGCAAGCACCAGGACTTGAAGCGCAGGCCGGAAGAAATGCTGCGCTGCAAGCCGCCGCCGCCCTATTGCAAGCTGGCGGCCCTTCAAGAACGCCAACAAGCCTTGGGCAATCGCTAGGCGCAGCCTTGCAAGCGGGGCAAGCTGGCTATCAAGGCGCGCAGCAGCAAGGCTTGCAACGGATGATGTTGAATATGCAACTTCAACAAATGCAACAGCAACAGCAACGCGAGCAAGCATTACGCCAGGCATTAACCGCGCAACCTAGTGCAGCGCAACAATTTCAAGCGGGACAGGCGGCCATGGCCGCTGAAGGTGCGGGCCCAACAGTTGCCGCAGCGCAGGCACAAAAACAGCTAACTGAAGCGTCCAGGCCATTTGCAAGTCTTTCGCCAGAACAACGATTAATTGCTTCACAAATGCCGTACGCTGAAGCGGTTAAATACATTGGTGAGAACGTCAAGCCAGAAGAGTACGGCACAGGAACTAACACGGGCATGATTGGCGGTAGACCTGTTAGCTATGTAGTTGGCAAACGTGGCGGGATCAAAGTGCTTGATGTTTCACCGCAGCCTAATGAAGAAAAGATTGATACTGGAAACCAGATACTAATCGTTGATAAGTACACAGGAAAAACCGTTGGAACTTATGGCAAACAAATGACGCCAGGTGAGGCGGCAACTAATTTGCGGGCATTAAGTACACAAGATTTGAACGAACGTCAATTTGCGTATCTACAACAATCAACTAACAGACGATTGGCTATGGAGGCGCAAGGTCTTGGACTTCGTGAGCAAGAACTTCAACAAGGCCAGCAACGATTGGCTCAAGGTGACCGCGAGCTTGTTACGGATGCTTCTGGAAATATGTTCTTTGTTTCTAAGACAGGGGCGCCATCAACGGTTGTCTCTGGACCTTCTGGAGAGGCGCTGAAAGGTAAAGGCCAGGCTATTCCTACTGCGGTAACGGAAGAGTTTGTTAAGAATCAGGCCAATCTAAATTCTATTCAAGACGCATATAAACTTGTTGAAGCAAACCCTGATGCTGTTGGTCCGCTTACCGGAAGAACGCCAGCCGGTATAAGAGATCCGTTTGCGCCTGAAAAGAACATTCAAACAAGAGCCGCAGTTGCGCGTATTGGAAGTATGTTGATTAAAGATATTTCGGGCGCAACCGTTCCTGTTGCTGAAGTTCCGCGTCTTGCGCCATTTATTCCGCTTCCAACCGATGATGAAAAAGCAATCAAAGTGAAACTTAATGAGTTGGAAAAAGAGATTAGAAATATTGAGGAAGAGCGCAGAAAGCAATACACAGCGCAAGGTATGAATTACCCGTCACTATCTGGTCGAGTAGCCATACCAGGCGCACCAAATATTATGAATCAATACGGTCTTACGCCAAGGAAATAAGCCATGACAAACCTTGAACGCGTTTCCGCCAACATGCGCAAGATGTTTGAGCAAGGCGCTCCACAGACAGATATGGAGGCTTACTTGCGCTTAGAGGGTTACACGCCATCACGCTATCTTGGCGCAATGGCGAGGCAACGTCGCGGCGTTGGTGAGGTGGAAGCAGGAGCATTCCGCACATTCATGCAAGGTTTAACGTTTGGATTTTCTGACGAAATTGAAGCGGCAGTCAAAGCAGCGTTTACCAAAGGATCGTACCAAGACAACGTTGAAGCGGTACGAGAAGGTATTAAACAGTATCAAAAACAAAACCCTATGGCGGCAGCAAGTAGCGAGCTTGCGGGCGCTTTATTACCGGCAGCTGTTACGATGGGCGCAGCAGTGCCAGCAGTTGCCGCGCGCGCACCCCAGGTCGCAGGTGCCGTGACTCGAGGCGCACAGGCTTTGACGAGCGCATTGCCTTCAGCGCTGCAAGGAATAAGCATTGGAGCGCAAGTTGGCAGAGGCGCGGTCCTTGGTTCGGCAGGCGGCGCACTGGGCGGCGCAGGGCAGGCCGAAGGTGGCGCTACTAGTACGTTACAGGGCGCAGCACTTGGTGCCGGTCTTGGCGCTGGTGTTGGTGCCGCCATACCACCGGCTATGGGGCTTGCTTCTTACGGCGCAGGTAAAGCGCGTGACGTATTGGGAAGAAGCGGTACCGCAGCGCAACAAAAAGCTGCGCAGCTAATTATTCAAGGCATGGAACGTGATCAGTTAACGCCAGCAGAGTTACAGCGCCGACTGATGCAGGCCACGCCAGGCAAGCAGACAACACTTGCTGATATTGGCGGCGAATCACTACTATCGCGTGCCGCTGGAGCTGTCAATACCCCTGGTGCCGCCAAAGGTCCGAGAGGAGAATTTCTCCAAGAGCGTGTCCGCACTCAGTCAGATCGTGTTATTGCTGATTTGGCGGCTGCCGCGCAAGAACGTTTGCAGAACACAAACATGCTATTGCGTGATTTAACGGAGCAGCAAAAAAGCAAAGCAGCGCCACTTTATGCGGCAGCGTATGACACGCCTGTTGGTGTATTGAATGACAAAGAATTGTTGGCTTATTTAGACCGTCCAGCATTCAAAAAAGCCTACGCTCGAGCAGTCAGTATGGCCGCCAATGAAGGTGAATCATTGCCGCAGATTTATCGTTTCAAAACTGACGGCAATGGCAGACCTATTTATGACGAGGATGGATTACCCGTTTATGGCGATCTAGAGGATCTACCTAATGTCAAGATACTCGATTGGGTTAAACGTGGTCTTGATGATGTGATTAACGCCAAGCAAACCAAAGAAGGGTTTGCTTCAACAGAGGCCAGGATTATCCGAAACGCGAAAAACGATTTTCTTGAACGTTTGGATACGCTGGTGCCAAAGTACAAAGAGGCTCGAGCTGCGTTTGCTGGTGACGCGGCGCTTAAAGATGCTATTGATCAAGGCAGAAAAGTATTCAGCATGCCAGAAAACGATTGGCGCGAAGTGGCGGCAGACTTTAATAAACTGACTGACATGGAACGCAACATGTTCCGCGCTGGCGTTGTTGACGCGGCTAAGATTCAAGCCGATCGGATTACCAGAGAATTTGGAACCGCCAGAGATGTAACGCGTTTGTTTGATAACACACAAACGCTTGGCAGGCTGCGTGCAGCGTTTCCTGATTCGCAATCCTTTGACACATTCCGCAATCAACTTGGCGAAGAAGCGCGATTCACTGAAGTGCGCAACCGTATCCTGGCCGGATCGCGCACAGCGCCGCTGGCCGCGGAAATGGCAGAGCAAGCAGGTCCAACAGGCGCAGCGGTTGGGTCAGCCATTATCCAAGGAAATTTACAACCCATTGCTTCGCAGTTACTAGGCCAGGCTATGCAACGAGGCGCTGGTAATGTTGGTGATGTAGCGGAAATACTCGGCAGAGAAATGTTGACGCCATTAACGCCACAAAGCCTTGATGCTTTGATGCGTAGGCTTGCAACTCAGCAAGAAGCCATGGCTCGCGCAGAAGTATCTCGAGCAACTTCCAGGCCCATGGTTGGCGGTGCGTTTGGACAATTAACTGGACAAGCTGTAGCGCCATCCGAACCCGTAAGACTTGATGTGATGGGCACCGCAGCCACCATGTCAGACGAAGAGAAAAGGCTTGCAGGTTTGCTGCAATAGGATAAACTTACCCCCGGAACTACCCTCCTGTTGGTTTTTGCCCGCCGCTTGCGGGCATTTTTTTTGCCGTTCGTCGGAAAAGGTTGGACACTTAAAACTTTTTACCGCCAAATGGAAAGCTATGAACAAACTAATTATTGGTATTGATCCAGGTGCAAGTGGTGCAATTGCAACACTTCAAGGTAAAAAACTCATTGACGTGATTGATATGCCGATTGTGCAGCGCACCGTTGGAAAGGCTGTCAAGAACTTTGTATCGCCACACGAATTGCATACGCACTTGGCGGCTTACCTGATTGACTATGAATGCACCGCGTATATCGAGCAGGTTTCCGCCATGCCTGGTCAGGGGGTAAGTTCCATGTTTTCGTTTGGGCGCTCACTCGGCAATGTTGAAGGCGTACTTGCATCCTTACAGATTCCTTATCACTTTGTTCCGCCGATCGTGTGGCAGCGCAAGGTTAGGTTGACGGGCGGTAAGGATGGCGCACGAGCATTGGCGCAACAAATGTTTCCTAATAACGCGTCAAGTTTTTCTCGCAAAAGAGATGATGGGCGGGCTGACGCCAGTTTGATTGCACTTTATGGGGTTATGAATGAGCACACAGGAAGTTGAAAATCTAAAAGAGCTATTGAAGTACACGCGAACCCTTGCCGCGGAGAGCGACAACAAGTTGCGCGTTGCGCGCAGGTTTATCCACTCGTTATTGCATCCTGAAGAGTTTGGACACGCAGTCACAGAGGAGGTGCGAGGCAAAGCGTTAGAGATCATCAGGCATATTTCATGAAGCGCGTCTTGCTTATTGGATCTGAGGGTTACGTTGGTAGCCAGCTGTTAAAAAACATTGCGCATGACGTGAACCTTGTGGCCGTGGATATTAAGACGGGCATGGATTTCATGGACATGTCCGACGTTGCACTGAGTGCGTTTGATGAGATCCTTTTCTTTGCTGGCGTGTCTAACGTTGCCGACGCTAACCGACAGCCGCATCGAGCCGTAGCGGAGAACGTTGTGTACACATTGTGTCTACTTGAGCGCATGGCGGCACACACAAGACTGATTTACGCCAGCACAGGGTCGTTGCTTTCAAACGGTGATTCATTGGTGGCTAACGAGCAGCGCGAAAACGCTTATGACGCTTCCAAGTTGTCATTCGACTTGGTGGCTAAGTATATGGGAAAGCGCGTTGTTGGCTTGCGCATGGGAACGGTCAGCGGTTGGTCGCCAAAGATGCGATGGCATTTGATCTTTAACGCGATGAACCGATCAGCGATTGAAGAGGGGCGCGTTTACGTTACTAATCCTGATGCGATGCGAAGCATTTTGTTCCATGACGACTTAGCGGAACGCGTGATGGAAATCATTGAAGATGACAGCGCACAAGGCATTTATCCGTTGGCGTCTTACACCATGAGCATTGGCGAGCTAGCGCACGAGGTGGCAAGTGTTTACAAAGTCCCGGTTGAGTTTGGTGTTAGCGCAGGCACATATTCGTTCGCGCTCCCAACAATTCCGCAACTCTATTCAATACAAGAACGCTGCGAACACTTCAAAAGGGCTTATGGACAAAACAATTAACCAATGCTTGCTATGCGAGGGGAAAACAGAAATGATATTTGATCTTGGCGAGCAACCACCCGCCAACGCGCTAAAGAACAATCCCAACACATTTGTGCGCTGCGCAAGGCTTGCTGCGCAGATGTGTACACAATGTACGCACGTTATGCAAAAGGTGAGCTACAACGCTAAAGAACTGTTCGATCACTATCTATACGTTAGTGGCACGAGCAACACGCTCAACGATTACTTTGAATGGTTCTCAGAGAACGTTTCGCTTCATCACCCGAACGCTGACGTTCTTGAGATTGCAAGCAACGACGGGACGTTGTTACAGAAACTTGCCAAGCGTGGCGCAACCGTGACGGGGATTGAACCAGCAAAGAATTTACTTGAACTTTCAAGCAAGAAAGGCGTTTACACGATCCCGGCCTATTGGCCTTTGAACATGGGCAACGAGCGTTATGACGTTGTGATCGCCATGAACGTGCTGGCGCATAACGACGATCCGATTGCGTTCCTCAAGGGCATTGAGGCTTGCCTAACGGATGATGGTGTGGCGTACATCCAGGTGAGCCAAATGGATATGCTCGCCAATGGTGAATTCGACACGATTTATCACGAGCACGTTTCTTTTTTCACGGTGGATTCGTTCACGCTGGCATGCGCCAGGGCAGGTTTAAGGGTAGGTTTTCGCCAGCGCGTTAACGTGCATGGCGGGTCGATGCTTGCAGCAGTATGTAAGCGCGACTCGTTTCCGAGTCCGATTCCATTTGCACCGAGCAAGTGGAACGAGGGAAGGTTGCACCAGCTGACGTGGATGGACGGTCAACGATTTGCCAATGGCGTAAACCGTTCCGTGGAATCCATGCGATCCGTTATCAAGCAAGCCAAAAACGATGGTTATGTGGTGGTGATGGTTGGGTGTGCCGCCAAAGCCGTTACGCTGATGCAAGCCATCAACGATGATCCGCACGTTGTTGTGGATGAATCGCCATTGAAGATTGGCAAGTACCTGCCGAACTCCACGCAGCAAATTGTTGCGCTTCAAACCGTATCGGAGATCAGACAAAAGTGTCTTTTTATTCTTGGCGCATGGAACTTTAAGCAAGAACTGATACGAAAGTTGCAAGGGCTGCGCGATCCACATCTTTACGATTCTGTTTTAACGCCTTTCCCAATGACCTTTAAGGAATCACTCCATGGATGAGTTTTCAGTTGATGAGCAACAACCAGAAAAGAAACGCAGCAAAGCGTCAGCAATCAGCGAGTTGGAATCAAAGTATTCCGAAGCGATGGAGAACCTGGCGGATTGCATTGAAACGCTGAAAGGTTTGGAACAGTACGGACGCTTTCAGGATGCCGTGGTTCGCCGCCGCGCTATCGAGTGCTTGCGACGCGTGGGACATTGGCCCGCATGAAAATAATCATATCAACCACAGGAAGCCCAACGTTGCACGTCATGAAGTCCAGCGTATTTCATTACGCCAAGGGTGTGCAGTTGTGCGTATGGGACGGAAAACTTGGCAACTTTGGCGATGACTACAACGCAGCCATTGAAGCGTTTGCAGAAGGCGATGACTCGTTCATCATTGCCAATGACGATGTTGTGCTAACGCCACAAACCATGTCGCTATTGCTTGATGACGTGGCGGCACTAAGCAAAGTGTGCAAGCGGATTGGTTTCATCGCAGCGCGTTCAGACTTTGTGCGACCACCGCAAAACATCAGAGTACCGCGCAACGAAGGTGACGCGATTGAAATGTGCCGCTGGCGCTCAGAGGATGCCATCAAACCCGTTGACGTGATTAGCCCAATCTTTACCTGGGTAAACGCCAAAGCGATCAAGGATCATCCGTTTCCGCCGATCAACTGGTTCAGTGATGACGTTGTGTGTGCTGACATGGCGGCAGACGGTTACAAGCATTTCGTGTCACGCGCTTATGTGCATCACGCAGGAAGCATGACGGTTGGACGTGACGCTAAAGCGTTGATCGGTGCAGCCGCACCGTGGATCGTTGAGAATAGGCCGGAATACGCCAAAAAATGGTTTGGGGTGCAAGCATGAAAACGCATCGCAGGATTTGCATACTCACAAACACGCACCCGTATGGCGTGACAGAAAACTTTGCCCGCCATATCGCTATCGGGTTTGCGGCACACGGGTTTGAGCCACACATTGTGAACATCATGGCACCGCTTGAGCAGCAATTTCAGGCGATTGGCGCGTTATCCGCCATTGATGAATTGTTCATGATTGGCGCGCTGCCGCTCAAAGTAAAAGTGGGTGATGAATACTTGTGGCGCGAAATGGCCAAACGCGGTAAGCGCGTGACCTATTACGTCATTGATTCGTACCACAATGACTTGCGACGTGTGCCTGAAGTGCTTGAGTACGCCAAAGCATCAAACAGTGAGGACAACCTTTATCACGCGTTTGCGGATTACGAAACAGCGGATGCGCATTTCTTGTGCGGTACTGAATTGCACTTTGGCGGGTTTCCTGCCGCGCCGATTGATCAGGCCGCCATGTATCGTGATCGTTTACTCGTGTTTGGCGGGATTGGAAACGAGTTAGCGCAGATCAAGGACACGCTTGATGAAACGGTTTCGGAAGTCAGGCGAACCATTGACCTGAAAGATGATTACTTGTTGCTTGGCGATGGCAGCCATTGGGATGTGCTGAGTAAAGTCTTAGACATTAGCGGGCAATACAGCAGGTTGCATGAAGAAACCTTATTGCTTGATGCGTATTGCGCATTGGATGCGGCGATGAAACGCCACAGACGATTGCATGTCATGTCGGCGCTCAAAGGTTTGCCCATTGACATTGCAGGGCCAGGTTGGATGGAGTATTTCGGTGAGGTGGACAACTGGCGATATGTTGGTTCACAACCGCACGCCGCGTTGGGAACGATGGTTCAGCATTACGCGGGCCTGGTTAACTTTGACGCCAATTGGGATTGGTGCCCTCATGACAGGGCACTTACCGCGGCACTGATGAACCGCTCAGTGCTGACAAACAAGAACGCACTCAATGGTGAGCTAACGCACACTTACGCGTTTGGCGATTCACAAGCCAGCATTGCTGAGAA